CGTGTAACCTCAGGTTTTGAATCTGAGGTGATCATGGAGTATCTTCAGTCCCTTGATTGTCCTCGTGCGTTGACAGTTGCCTTGCTCTATAGAAATATGGAGCACGAGCAACTGGCTTCCCTTGAGTTCAATCCTAACCTGTATAGTAATATGCAGGCTTGCCGGGATGCTTACGCTGCTACCAAGTTTTTGTCGAAATTCACTGGTTTACAGATGAATCGCGATTTAGACGAGGTCGCATTGACAAAGTTTCGAGAATTTGAAGCTTTGTGTAAGCAGACGAATCGTCGTTTCAGGAACTTGGGTAACGACCCGCTTTATCGCGGAGTCGTCGTCAGACTGCATGACGCAGTCTGTCGAAAAATATCCTCGATCCTGGGCGACTTTGATGCCGAAGAGTTCTTCATGATGCCAGACTGGGGCCCTGGCGCGACTACGCTAATAAAGCGTAGAGACGCCAGTCCAGCCAAAAAGTTCCAGTGCGAAACTGGAATAACACGTGATCTGTACGACCTTATCCCCTTCGAAACGCTCGAGGTATGTTACCCCGCGTGGAGTAGAATACTCCGGAAGAATACGTTTCCAACGTATGAAACCGGGAATAAGGTGATCACTGTGCCGAAGGACGCCTCAACCAATCGAGTTATCGCCGTGGAGCCAGGGATAAACCTCTGGTTCCAAAGTTCAATCGGTGATATGGTCGGTAAACGTCTCCGACGGCGTGGGATCGATTTGCGCTGGCAAAGCAAGAATCAAAACCTCTCGAAGGAAGGTAGTAAAACTAACTTCCTCGCGACTATTGATTTGAGCAGCGCTAGTGATTCTATCTCGAGTGCCGTCGTAGAGGCTATCTTGCCTCCTCGGTGGTACCACTTGATGGATGCATGTCGTTCTCACTACGGTAAGGTAGGCGGGTCGAGCTTCAAATGGGAGAAGTTCTCCAGTATGGGGAACGGCTTCACTTTTCAGCTTGAATCTCTGATATTCTATGCAGTAGCTTTATGCTGCACAGAATACCTTCAGTTACCAACTGAAGGAGTCAGTGCCTATGGCGATGATGTTATATTGCCGTCGGCCGCCTATTCGCTCTTCTCCAGGTGTCTTGAGTTCTATGGTTTTCGCATTAACGTTAAGAAGAGTCATATCGACTCTCCTTTTCGCGAAAGTTGTGGTGCTCATTTCTACCTGGGTTCGGACGTTAAACCAATCTATCTAAAAGATAGAGTGCAGTCACTTCAGTCCGTTTTTCGGTTGGCAAACGCAGTTCGACGAATGGCGCACCGCCGGAATTCTTACGGCTGTGATTCCAGACTTCGTCCTGTGTTTGATCTTCTCGTCCAACATGTGCCTGTGGCCTTGCGGCTACGGATACCTGATGGTCAAGGAGACGGTGGCTTCGTTTCTAACTTTGACGAAGCTTCCCCCACCAAGGCTTGTACAAACCTTCGCACCCTAGGGTGGGAAGGTTATAACTACAAGTTCTTGGCTGAGACGAGTTTAACTCGTTATGACGACACAGAGGGCTACTTGTTAGCTTCTCTTTGGTCTATGAAAAACAGGGATGATACCCTGAGTGTCATAGGCGCGTCCCTATTAAGGTCTGGCGGATGGAATTCCATCTTCCGGATCCTAGGAGACCGTACAAGGCTTAAAGCGATTCGCGGTTGGATTCTCGAACGAGAACTAGGGGAATATAACTCTGTTCCCCTAATGGGTAGGACGAGATACCGACTTGCGAAAGGCCTTGTAAAGCAGTGGTACGATCTTGGGCCCTGGATTTAATACCTAGGCCTTTCCCTAACGGGTGGAGGGGTAGTTACCCCACAAAAGTGGATATAAGCGCGCTGCTT